CTAGTTGTAGCATGTCATCTTTTGCGGTCATGTTGCTCCCTTACATATCCACAGCTCTTGTGGATGCATAAAGTATGACCTAGATTAAGGACAGGCGGTTATTTACTTTCGGCGTGTTTTATAACGATTAGATAACGCTAATATCCTCAAGATCATCGATATGGTCATCAATCGTGCGTTCGTGATAATCGGTTTCACGCCCCATAAGACCTTTTATTGTATCTAAATGATCCGTCATGATTGACTGGAACTAATTCAACAGAATGCCCACCTTTACCAAAACTAAGCACGACAAATCCCATATTCCAGTCGCCTGAGGCATATTTTAGATAACTGGCTTTATTTTTCTGATCCATGAGATGACCGGCTTCTATGCCCCAAATTGTCGAATAACGCCCGTTTAAGCCAGTTTGGTGTCGGACTGCACCCTGACGGTGACTATGCCCACAAACGGTGTTCATTTGCCACTTTTTAGCCAAATTAAGGGCAGTTATGCCAGCGTGCTTAGACATGACACCTTCATCACCATGAGCAAGAAACCAATTTTTTTCGAAGGCAAAACCTCGGCGGTGAAATTTAATGCCAAGACTTGAGAAATCCATAAAGCGTTCATAAGTCAATTCAGGCAAACCAATCAACGATGGAGCACCTTTAAGCAATGTAGTGTAAAGCCGATCCGTATGATTTGATCTGACTATATCTGTTGTGCCTAAATCAAATAATATGTCTTGGGCTAACGATCTTTCTTGATCCAATGTTTCAGCAAATTCTAGTTTAGTCCCTTTCACCCAACGACTTTGACTAGTGAAATCTAGCTCATCACCACAATTTAATACATAATCAAACTTCTCATGCTTGCTCATGCGTATGAGGTTTTTTACAGCTTGTTGGTGGTGTAGTGGAATCTGCAAATCTGGTGTTATTAAATACCTACGATTGGCTTTAATTAAAAGTCATCCTCATCGTCAGTTGGATCTATGGATGGAATAATCCCGCCATCGCCTACTATCCAATCAGGGAAAGTCTTATGCTCGGTCATTAGCCAGAATGCGTGCTCTGGTGTAAATCCTGCTTTACGAGCTGCTTTATAACATTCATGCAATGCGGTGTAATGCTGATCGATCTTTGTTAATGGTTCAGGAGATTGGCGAACGATACGCTTATTGATCTTTTTGCGTTTGATAGGTTTGCGTGTGTTCGCCATGACAAAAATTATCGCTTACTGATTAAGACAAACAGATCATCGACACGCTGTTCTAATCTTGTAATTTGGTCTTTGATCGAACTTCCAGAATTGGGCTTCAATTCTTGTAAATAAGATTTAATAACCCAGCGCAGACCCAGCAACAAACTTGTTGATATGGCGGATACGCCAACGGCGATACCAACCCATTCGTTTGCGGTCATTTGGCATTGATTCCATAATCAGCTTCTTTGCCGGACTTTGGGTCTAATGCTTTTGCAATAGGTGCAACTAACGCACCTGCAAGGATTGCAAACTCTGGACGAATATCAGCCACAATTGCCAAAAGGACAGTTATGCCGGAAGCAGCCACAGCTCTTAAATATGACTTAATTGCAGCCTTGTGTTTGTTAGATAGTTTCATGCATTGCCTCCTAGTAGTGGGATGTTAAAGAACTCTCCTGTTTGTTTTGGATGAAATGAAATATGAATATGTTTAGTGTGGGGATTTATGCCTTTGTATTTACGCCAACGCCAGTTTAATAATTTGCTGGCAATATGATGATTGTGAATAACATATTTGATCCGCTTATCTGTTTTGCCAGCAATTCGTATTTGGTCGGCAAGGTAGGCAGATATGCCTTCTGCTTGACCAAGATCAGCAGTAATGTCAATGGCACAAACCTCACCCGAAGGCAAGGGGTTGTGATCCGATTTTATTTTTTGATGCCTTGCATCTGAAATCCAACCATCCGATTTTCTGGATCTTTCAACAAAACTATCATCAATTTGCTCCCGTAATTGAACAGCTGCTTTAGATAAAAATGGTTTCATTACGCAAGGAGGAGTTTTGCTTCATCCTCAGTAATACCAAGTTTTTCTAATAAGGCAGATTTGGATGTTGCTTGTGCAGCATCTTGTTTTGCCTTCCAAGCATCATATTTAGCAAATCCATCTGTATATTGTTTTTTGGTAATTGGTTCACAATCAATAAAATCGATACCTTCATAAGTATCTCCTGATTGAACATATCCACCATTTGGAATTAACATTCCTAAAACATCAATGCTTGTAGCCATTATGCACCTATTTCCATTAATACTATTGTTGAAGTTAAACCGCTGAATTGATAAAAGGCTGATGCGCTATTTGCAGTAGTTGAACACTTGCCCTGGGTTTTATATGTTGTTGATGAGGTTGTTGCAGGGCTGTCTAAATAGGTAAAAGTGTTTGGCCAATGACCATCATCACCATTACCTAAATTATTATCCAATTCCTGCAAATCTGTAGATCCTCTTAATAGTTTTGTGTACCAACCAATATCATCAACAGCCCTAGACGCACCTGAGTTCTGAGTAATTAAAACCAAAACTTTACTTGTGCTTAAAGTTGGAGTTATTGATAAGGATAGTCCAGTATCAGAATATGAAGTTGAAGCAATAACAGTTTGGGTTGAGTAAGTTCCAGAAACAACTTGCAACACTTTGCCACCACCTGCTGGAGCAGCCCACTTTAATCCTGTTGCCGTTGAACTATCGGCAACTAAAATTTGGTTATTACTTCCAACTGCTAATCTTGCAAAAGTATCTGCACCTGTTCCTGCAATCAAATCGCCTTTAGCATCTATTGCTGTTGCAACTGTGTTTGTTATAATTGGAACTGGGCCTGTTCCTGATGCAACTGAAATTCCTGTTCCTGCTTGCACCTCTGTAATATCTCCAACATCATTTGCAACCCATGCTGGAACTCCGGCAACAACAGATAAAATTTGACCAGTTGTTCCAATTGGAAGTCTTGTGTTTGTGTTTGCTGTTGATGATCGATATTCGATATCGCCAAGAGTTGTTGATGGGTTTAACGCTTTAGTGGTCGTATCAACAGACGAACCCAGCGTGCGAATAGCAGCTGCGCCATCCTTAACCAAATCAGTATCGTTTGGCGTTGTCCATCCATAATTTGTAGTTGTTGCCATATTATGCTACTGCTCCAATCGCATTTTCCCATGTTAGTATAGCGGATAAAGTGTTCCATGCCTCTGAGGCTGATACTTGATCCCAAGCAACTGCTACTTGAGAAAATTCAATCGGGCTCAAATTTATGGTTAAAAATAATTCGTTGAATCTATTGCTCCAACGCCAACCTTCAACATAACCCTCAAATTGTTCGTTTGGGGCTATCTGAACAGGCAAGTCTGTTATTCGCATTGGCTGACCAACGAAGATTTGCAGCAAGGCATCTCGGTCAGAATCATCAATTGCTGAGTTAGTCAATGGAAATGTAATACTGTCAAATAAGGCTCTTGGATAGGATCTTAGAGAAATAAAACGATCAGCCACAGCTTGTGCATCAGTAGCATCGTGCAAAACTGTATTGAGGGTTTCACCTCGATAACCAAATGTTGCAATGCTTGTTAGGTCGATTGCGGTTTTTTGTGATCCATAGTTGTTGCCGTAATTGAGGATAATTTCGTTGCGAACATCTGCGCCTCTAGTTAAAACCTTTAGTCCTGCGCCAATAGCCGTATTTGCTGAAATCTCTGTATATCCATTAGTGGCAAGATAATTTTGTCGATGGGTTGTGTCAGCGTAAGAAATGCGACCTTGATTGTCCTCATACAAAACACCAAGTGCGCTGTTAGCAATTAGGCTTGCAATGTTGTAAGTCGTATCAGGATCAGCAGTTCGATTTTCAAGTTCATAAACTCCGGGGCGATCAATCTCGCCAAGTCCTAGATTTTCAGCATTTGCCCAAGTAGTTGTTGCATCATAGCCAGACCAAGTTTCAGCTGCTGGCACTTCATTCCAATTGTTTAAGAATAACTCTGAAAGCAATTCATAGATTTGATCGCCGTCATCATCTTTAGCCAATGTTCCGTTATAGATTACTTTTGGCAATTTAGCCAATGAGCCTAGTGCCAAAACTGTATAAGTAAAGGTTTCTGTAATACTGCTTGCGGTTGCAACTTCCGTTGTAATGTCTGTGATGTTCCCACCAAATAAAGTTCGATAAGTGTTCGTGCTGTCTTTGACTTGTAAAGTTATCCCATCATTGATTTGCAAATTATAGTTTTCATTATTTAGGGCAACCAATTCAATTTGAATGTAAGATGGATTTGGTTGGGAATAAATATCCTCACGACCAGCCTGATGAGCAATGTCAGATATTGCAACATTTGTGTATTCCACCGCATTGATTGTGAGTTTCCAATCGGGAGTAAATACAGTCATTATCCGCCCTTGATGCCGTTGTTATACAGCTGTGGAACTGATCTAGATGCGCTGTTGTTTAATACTTTTGCAACGGCTCTAGCAGCACCTTCAGAATCTACCGCTTGAACAGTAATGTTATTAACAGTTGTTCCAGCCCTTGCAGCACCTGCTGCTAATTGAGCAGCGGTAGCGGGTTGAGCATTAGCCACCGCAGAAGCAGCTTGACCAAATGGAGTTCCAACTGAGGTTGATGAACCTATTGTGCTAATGTTTGGCAAAATTGGAATTGCATTATAAGCATTGATTAACCGATTAATTCCTGATATGGCATTATCAACGGCTGTTTGAATTGCAGATATAACTTTGCCGATTATATCAACAATTCCACCGGCAATAACTCCAACAGTCTTTAATGCTGCGCCTAAGCCAACAACTAAAACTGGAATAATTACATTAGTTATAAATTGACCAAATGCGTCAAATGCTTCTTGATTATCTTTGATGGCTTGTTTAATTGGATCAAAGTATTTAGCAAACTCTTGTAATTTAGGCACTACTTGATTGACAATAAGATCAACAAATCTTTCAACAAATGGAAGTAATCGATAACCAATTTCTTCTTGCGCTTCAGAAAATGCTTGCTTTAATCGATCAATTCTGCCTTGAAATGTTTCAGCATTTGCAGCTGCTGCACCACCATATAGGTTGGTTAAGACTTTAGTAGTTTCTGTAAAATCCATTGCTTTAGCATCGGCTTGAGTTATACCAATGCCAAGTCTGACTAATCTTGTATCTTGTCCTTCATAGCCTTTTGATAATGCCTCGACAACTGTGTTGAGTTCTTTTCCAGTTCCTTTTGATATATCAATTGCAAGGTTAAGCAATTTTTGTGATTGAGTTGTATCTTTTGTTGATACAGACAATCTCTGGAATGATGCTCTCAAATCATTGTCTGTGATACCGGTGGCTAGTTGGGTTGAACGGATGTATTCCTCAGTTGCCTTAATTTGGGCATCAGTAGCCCCTGTGGCGGTGCGTAGAGCAGCAGCCAACCTTAACTGTGCCTGTTCATCCTCAATCGCTGATTTGACCCCATCAACGGCTAATTTAGTGCCATAGGCAACGGCAGCAGCAGCAGCCACCGCAAATGCAGCAGCAGCTCTTTTACCAAATTCGCCGACCTTATCTCCAAAGGTTTGTATCTCATCATCGGCTTTCTTTAATCCTTTTTGCAGATTATCAATATCAGCAGCAAGGGAAAGCGTTAAGGTTCTAGATGCCATCTGACCAGTCTTTTCTAATTTCCAAAATTATTTCCTCAAACTCTTTAATAATAGTTGGTTGCAAATGTCTAATCGTTGGATAAATAAACCAACCTCTTGAACCTGCACCTTTAGGCATCGGCCCTGACCATCTTGGAAATTGCGGATAATTCTTTGATCCAAATTCACTTGCAGCACCAATACCGGTTCGGCTTCCTTTAGGATCATTGCGAGTATTGAATTGAGTTGTTGCTCCACCAGAAAACTTTTGTCCAGCAAAACCAAAAGATATTTCGCCCAGTAATGATGAGGCTTTTACTTTACCGCCTTGAGCAACACGATTTGCAACTTTACCTCTAGATGACGCAACTCGTCTAATTTCATTTAATTCTTTTTGAGCAAGTTCTTGAACCCTGCGTTTTGTTTCCTTAACAGCAGTTTCATCCATTTGCCGTAAAACTTTAGCAATTTTATTTAATTCACGCTTATCGTAGGCAATCGACGGTTGAGTGCTAACTGCCATTTCTTGCCTCCAATATCTCGATCGCTGTTAATATGTCATCCGCATCAACCCATTCACTCATTGGTATATGAGTTGCAATTGCTAACTCAACCAATAATCTGTTTAGGCTTCCTGCTTTGTGGCTTTTGGGTCTGCATCACCGACTATTACATCGGCTACTGTTTCCATCCAAATATCCATTGGCTTGATTGGTTTGCTTCCGGCAACTTCACGCTTATGAGCATGATAAGCCAAAAACATAAGATCCCAAATACCCAACTTGTCAGATGCTTGACCAATGGTATTTCCTGTCTGCTTTTCCCATTTTGCCCACTCAGGTGGTTGGGCAATGTAAGTTGCTTGCTCACCTGAGTTATATTCAATTGTGATTGGTAGTTTCATTTTGCTCCCGTTGCTAGTTTTTAACTAAAGGTTTCTACTACTGCGCCCTTAGATACTGTGAATGTGAATGATACTGTCTGAGCATCAACACCTGAACCACCAGCAGTAGGAAACTCCGGCTTAACTGGAAACACAAATTGTGCTCCTGATGCAGCTGTGAGTGTCATGCTGATATCTGTATCTGGTGCGCTTTCAGCAGCAGCCCATAGAGCCTCGCATACTGAACTTGTCTTGCCCCAATCAGCCAACATATCCAATTGGAATGTTCCTGAAATGTTTGTGGTCTTGTAAGCTTCTCCATCCATAGTCTGATAAACCTGACGCTCATTGACTTTGGTTAGAACTGCATTTGTCGCTTGTGCTTGAATATCTGTTCCACCTGTGAAAGATAAACCAACATCACGACCGGTAATTACGACTGTTGCCATGATTTCTCCTTATACTGTTTGTGTGTAGTAGGTAGATACTCGAACATCTGCGATAAGCAGCGTTGATGCACCAACTTGTGAAACTGTCGGTCTTTCAACCGAGCTGACAATGTATCCAACTGGAATTACTGCCAGAACACTTATGATTAATTGCTCGATGTTATCGAGAGATGCAGGATTGCTGTTATAGGCAACTGCAACTGATATTGTAAAATTGATTTTGGCTCTGATATTAGTTTTGCTGATTGTTTCAAATTCTAGGTATGGAGAATCAGGCACAACAACCACAGCTGGTGGAATAACTGTTTCAGGCACATAACCATAAACATTTCCTGCAACGCTAGATAAAGCAGTTGCTAAAGGTGTGCGTATCTGTTGGAGAATTGTTTCGTTAGGCATTTATTGAGCCATGCCTTCGGGATCTATGTAAGAACCTAAGAGGCCCACACATTTATTGTAAAGCGATCGACCCATTCTAAAAGGAGTTGCAGTAAAATCTACTCCTTCGATTTGTCCTCCACCGGCAAGTCTTGCTTGGAAAACTTCGACTGAAACTGTATAGACGGCTGATTGAACAGCTGCATTTCCAACATAAGTTGATCCGCCAGAAAGGGCAGCAACTCCGGATGGGATGACATTAGCCTCGAGTATGTCGGCATTAGTGATCGATTGCGAAAAGGTATATTGTCCAAGATTATCTGCCAGCACAGCTCTTGTTCCGTTGTAAGGGCTTCCGCATCCTGTGATGACAACTGACTGTCCTTCGGTAAATTCATGAATTCCTAGTGTGGTAAATGTAGCAACATTGGCTGACAATGAAGTCGCTTGAATTGGACTTTTGAATGTCGTAAGCATTGGCAGAATAACTGTTTCTGCTGTGTCGATAATTTGATTTAAGTAAGTGTCGTCATACAAGGCAGATGACACACCAAGCACAGATCGCAACTGTGATGCTGTAATTATGGTTGGCATGTCATCTCCTTATGTTCTCCCATTCATAGCTGCCTACCAGCGGGAGCACCAGTAGGCATTAAGTAGGCTAAATTAGTTCTTGTTGAACCAAACTCCGCCACCAGCAAGTTTTACTGCTAGTGCGCCATAGCCATAGTAAGCAACAGATACTTGACCGGTTGCTGTAATGTCTGAACGAAGTTGTAAGCGTGGGCTCTCATACCAAGTGAATGCATCTGGATTTACAACGATCATTGACTGATCTCCAGTTGTGTAGCCATCAAGTGAGCGAGAAACATAAAGATCCAAGCCAGCAACATTTCCACGAAGTGATTGCGGAGAAACTGCTCCACCTGCGTTTTGTGGCTGTGATGCGTTGTAAATTGGGCGACCGCTGTCGTTGTAGCCCATGATATTTCCCCATTGGGTGCTATTCACAATTAAGTTGCGAGCAAAT